GGAGCTGCTACAATACTCTCAGTTCAACCGACACCGACCTGATGACCTTCACCGCTTCCGTCCTGAACCAGAGCGACGCCAACGGGCAGATCTCCTTCAGCTTCGCCTACGCCATCGCTGACCTCCACTGCTTGACCCGTGAGTTCCTGCAGGAGTACGCCGCCTTCGCCGCTGTCGGTGAGCGGGTCGATGCTGGGGAGTTTCTGGTCTGGCTGGGGTATTGACCCCTGCCCCCTTCGTGCTCTACAATTCTCTCAGTTCACACCCCCTCTCATGCGTTTCCCCCTCGCTGCCTGCTCTGACCTCGAGACCCGTCAAATCAAGTGGATCTCCCGTGCCGACCAGATGAAGAACGGTTCCCGCCCCTCCGCCTACATTCACTGGGGTCTGCCTGCCACCGTTCTGGCAGCCCAGTATGCTGAGACACACGCCGACAGCGTGACCCCCGCCTTCGGGTGAGGGGTCGCCCCCCTGCCCCCTGCGTTCGTTCGTGGGGGGCAGTGCCTTATGCGTTCGTGATCGGCAGTTCGCGTGGCGCGGGGGGCGGCGCGGGGCGCGCCCGTATATAATTCGCACCACTACCCTAAGCTATAAACGACCCAATTCGACCTCTAAATATCTCCCTCTTCAAAAAATTCCGAATACTATATAATTTTGAAAAAGGTTAATTATAATACAAAAAATGCAAAAAAATTCCGGAGAAATTTTTGAACCCGTACAGGTTGATCCAATTAGTGGCAAATACTTTATTTTTCTTTCAGAGCAAATTATGAATGAACTTGAATGGTATGAAGATACGGAAATCCGAATGCTTATGGACGGAAATGATTTAATTCTGTCAGAAAGAGACTGATTGACAGATGCTACATAATATTGTATGATATGAAAGTAAACAACTTATCTTTATGGCTAAAGGATTTACAGTAAAGGCAAAGGCGCCCAGTGCGGCACCACAACAAGAAGAATGGGATTATGCTCTGGCAAAAGAAATGGTAAGAGGCAAATCAATTGTCTTTTGTCTTCCTGGGCGTGGAGTTTCATATACCTATCTAAAGAGTTTTGTTCAACTATGTTTTGATTTGGTGCAGTCAGGAGCAAGCATTCAAATCTCGCAAGATTATTCATCGATGGTAAACTTTGCAAGATGCAAATGTTTAGGTGCGAACGTTCTGCGTGGACCGAAACAAATTCCTTGGGATGGAAAACTTCCTTATGATTGGCAACTTTGGATTGACTCTGACATTGTATTCAACACCGAAAAGTTTTGGCAACTTATCTTAATGGATAAGGACATTTCTGCTGGTTGGTATGCAACTGAAGATGGTCACACTACATCAGTTGCTCATTGGTTGGAAGAGGATGACTTCCGTAACAATGGTGGAGTGATGAATCATGAAACCGTTGAGAGTATCTCAAAGCGTCGTAAACCTTTCACAGTAGACTATACTGGGTTTGGATGGGTTCTGATTAAGAAAGGAGTTTTTGAGAATCTCGAATATCCTTGGTTTGCTCCAAAGATGCAAGTCTTTGAATCTGGTGAAGTTCAAGATATGTGTGGAGAAGATGTATCCTTCTGTTTGGATGCAAAGGAAGCAGGATTCGAAATCTGGTGCGATCCTCGTATCAGAGTTGGTCACGAGAAGACACGAGTAATCTGATTTTGAATGGCAAACGAAACATACAATATTCTCTGTAAGGGTCGTAAGATTTACTCAAATCTTACAGAGACTGAATACTTCAATACAATGGAGGACTTGTCAATTGAGTTTTATCAGACAGGTTCTCCAAATCCAAATGAAATTGAAACTGAAATTATCGGAGAAAATCAATGGCAGTGAAAGCAAAAGGTGGTCTGAGTAAAACTTCTTATATTCCTGGACCTCCTAAAAAGTCTCGTCAAGGAGCTGGTGCTGGTACTAAGTATGCCGCTTCTTCTCGCAATGGAGCTCGTAAGAAGTATAGGGGTCAAGGCAAAGGATAATGGCACCTAAAAAACCAAAGAAAAATCCAACCTTTGGTAATGGAGATAAAAGAAAAGCGACAGGGCAATGCCGTAGCGATAAGCAAAGAGCAGCATCAAATCGTAGAAAGAAGAAATGAGCAGATGAATGATCTTGAGAAATGGATTGATAAAATAACAAAATCTCATCCTGACCTTAAAGGTTATTCAATTTGCCCTTTTGCAAAAACAAACACATATAAAATTATAAAAAGTTCTATTGACGACATCAAACCTCTCGACGAAGAGTTTGGTGTCGTCATTTTTGTAGTTGAAGATGACTTAGACTTGAATTATGGATATCAAAAAATTCAAGAATTGAATGAGTTATACCCAAAATACAAGTTTTTTGATGATTTTAGAGATGAACCAAGTTTTATTAATGGTATTCAGACAAATAATGGTCTCTATAATCTGGTTTTATATCAAAATGAAGAATTTTTGACTAAAATGCGAAAAATTTTAGCAAAAACTGGATACTATGATCTTTGGAATGATGATTATCTAAAGAAAATATTAGAAAAGGATTATGAAATGGTCCAAAATATTAGAAATAAATAAATTTTTAGGATTTTTATGCCTTGAAACGCTTTTCGATGGGTAAACACCTTCTGTTAGAGGTGTATGATGTTAAATTTGACCTCCTGAATGATGGAATTGCTATTCAAGAGGTCATGGAAAATGGTATTAAACGTGCTGGAATGACAATTCTCAACATTTATCAGCATTGTTTTATTCCTCAAGGATGTACGATTGTTATTGCACTCTCAGAAAGTCATGTATCATGTCATACGTGGCCAGAAGAGGGTTGTTTAGCAATTGATGTCTATACTTGTGGAGAGGGAAATCCCAAATTAATTGCTTTAGAGTTGTTAAAATATCTGAATTCGGACAATTATAGTATCAGAGAAATAGATCGTTAAATAGACAATAGGAGATAGCAACCTCCTTCATAAAAGTTCTGTTTTATTCATTAAAACAGGAGCTAAAATGTCTAATTTACCAGTCGATAGAGACAGCAATTATATGCATCAGATGTGGGGAACCACAAAATTAATCACAGATTATGACAATGATCCACCAAAAAGAGTGATTCAAGAAGTTATGCACGACTTGGCACCAAAGCATGACTTTAAAAAACAAGTTGAGTTGCACGAAAAAATTAGAAATGATGAAGATTATGATGACTGGTCCTATGGAACAGAGCCAGTCTACGGATCTCCTTGGAAATGAACATAAATAGATTAAGAAATTTTATGTCCGATGGCAATTACTAGGATATCTAGATCATTTAAAGATATTAGTTTATCCTTTGAGCCTCATCCTGTGACTAAGGATTTACCAATTCTTAAGAATGAAAGCGCAATTATACGATCTGTTCGAAATATAGTTGAAACAATTCCAACTGAAAGATTTTTTAACTCTGCAATTGGTTCAAATGTTCGTTCCAGTTTATTTGAATTTGTAGATTTTGGTACTGCTTCAGTTATTAGAGATCAGATTCTCGTTGCAGTTTCAAATTACGAACCAAGAGTTGCAAATGTGAATGTTGAAGTAAATCCTCAACCAGATATTAATAATTTTGAAGTTACAATTAATTTTAATATTATAGGGCAAGAAATTCCTACACAACAGTTTTCATTCATATTAGAGGCAACAGGATAAAATGCCTTTTACAAAGTTTGCTAATTTAGATTTTGATCAAATCAAGACCTCAATCAAAGATTATCTCCGTACAAATTCTAATTTTACGGATTTTGACTTTGAGGGGTCTAATTTTTCTGTATTAATTGATACTTTAGCGTATAATACATATATTACCGCATTTAACTCTAATATGGTTGTGAACGAATCCTTTTTGGATTCCGCAACACTCAGAGAAAATGTGGTTTCTCTTGCAAGAAATATTGGTTACGTTCCCCGCTCCAGAACCGCCTCAAAGGCAGTTGTTTCGTTTAGTGCATCAACTACAGTAGATACTCCAACACTCACCTTACAGGCAGGATTAGCGTGTGTTGGAGCGTCGGATGGAACTTCATACGTATTCTCTATTCCATCTGATGTTACTCGAACTGTAGTTAATGGTGTTGCTACTTTTAGCGATATTGAAATTAGTGAAGGAACGTTTCTCAAAAAACAATTTACAGTAGATGGTTCACTGGATCAAAGATTTATTTTAAATAACTCATACATTGATACTAATACGATTGTTGCGTATGTTAAATCTCCAAGTGATACTGGACTAGGAAGAAAATATTCGCTGATAGATAATATTTTTGAAATTGATTCTGCATCCGAAACTTATTTGCTTCAAGAAATTCAAGATGAAAAATATGAAATTTTCTTTGGAGATGGATATTTTGGAAAGAAACTAGAAAATAATTCTGTAATCACAGTCACATATATTGTGACCGATGGAAAGGATGGTAATGGTGCAGATGCATTTTCCTTTGCGGGTGCTTTTAAAGACGCAAGTGGTAGTACAATTATTCCAACAAACACGATTACAGTAACTACAAATCAAAAATCTCAAAATGGTGATGATATTGAAGGTTTAGATTCAATTAGATATTTTGCTCCAAGACTATATTCTTCACAATATAGAGCTGTTACTGCAAGAGACTACGAAGCAATTATTAAAGATAAAATATATCCAGACACCGAATCAGTATCTGTAGTCGGTGGAGAAGAAATGGATCCACCACAATATGGCAAGGTTGTAATTAGTATTAAACCAAAGAATGGAACTTATGTTTCGGACTTTAATAAAATACAGATTCAAAATAAATTAAAACAATATACAATTGCAGGAATTAATCCAGAGATTATTGATTTAAAAATTTTATATGTTGAAATTGATTCTTCAATTTATTATAACAATTCCAATGTTGGTAGTGTAGAGGATTTAAAAACGAAAGTACAAAATTCTCTTATATCTTATTCAAAATCCCCTAATCTTGGATCCTTCGGAGGAAGATTTAAATATAGTAAGGTTCTTCAAGTAATTGATAATACTGACAGCGCAATTACTTCTAATATTACGAAGGTAAGAATTAGAAGAGATATGAAGGCAAATATCAATGCACCAACTCAATATGAAATTTGTTATGGTAATAGATTTCATGCAAATCCTGCAGGAAAGAATATTAAATCAACTGGATTTAAAATTGCTGGAGAACCCGATACTGTTTATTTTACGGATGTTCCAAATTCAGATTTAAAAACTGGAGTAATTTCTATAGTAAAAGAAAATCCAGTTACAGTGTCTGTTGGATCTACACAAGAATTAAAAACAGTAGTCGTAGCCAAATCTGCGGGAACAGTCAATTATGAAACTGGTGAGATTATGATTGGATCCTTAAATGTCACATCAACATCACTAGATGCTGACATTATTGAAATTCAAGCGTTCCCAGAATCAAATGATGTGATTGGTCTGAAGGATCTCTACATCTCATTTGATGTTTCGAAAAGTTCAATAAATATGATTAAAGATGTTATTGCATCTGGTGATGATACTTCTGGAGCAGTATTTTCTACAAAGGATTACTATAGATCAAGCTATTCGAACGGGGAACTAACGAGGTTGTAATATGATACAAACTGGTTTTGAATCAAGGATAAAAGTACAGCAGATAATTGAAAATCAATTACCAGGATTTATCCTAGATGAAAGTCCCAAGGCTGCGGAATTTCTAAAGCAATATTACATTTCTCAAGAATATCAAGGTGGTCCTGTAGATATTGCTGAGAATTTAGACCAGTATTTGAATCTGGATAATTTAGTTCCAGAAGTTATAGTAGGTAAAGTTGGTCTTAGCACTAATATCACCTCCACTGTTGGAGTCATTACAGTAACAAGTACTAAGGGATTTCCACCATCATATGGACTTCTTAAAATTGATGATGAAGTCATCACATATACTGGTATTACTACAAACACATTTACAGGTTGTGTTCGCGGATTTAGTGGAATTACAAGTTATCACCAAGATTTAAATCGTGAAGAATTGGTTTTTTCTGAAACTTCATCTGCTCCCCATTCTAGCAATTCAACGGTAATTAATCTAAGTTCTCAGTTTTTACAAGAATTTTATAAAAAATTAAAGTATACTCTTACACCAGGTCTTGAAAATAGTAATTTTGTTTCAGATTTGCACGTTGGGAATTTCATAAAGGAATCTAAAACATTATATCAGACTAAGGGTACTGATGAATCATTTAGAATTCTATTCAATGTATTATATGGAGAGACTCCAAAAGTAATTGATTTGGAGCAATTTTTAATTAAACCATCTTCTGCAACATTTATCCAAAGGGAGGTAATGATTGCAGAAAGAATTTCTGGCGATCCCTCACTATTGGTTGGGCAAACAATTAAAAAATCTACAGATGAAAATACAAGTGCATCTGTATCGGAAGTTGAAATTATAACAAGGGGTGGAAAAAATTATTATAAATTGATGATTTTTGTTGGATATGATGATGCTTCTCCAACAATTACAGGAACTTTCAATATTACTGGTTCCACAAGACTCATAGAGAATGCACAACCAAATGCAGAAATCATTACTGTAGATTCGACAATTGGTTTTGCAGAATCGGGAACACTATATTTTGGAAATAATGTTGTATCATATACTAGTAAAAGTATAAATCAATTTTTTGGATGTACTGGTATTGGGGAAACAGTAGCAAAAACTGGCATTGTTCGCTCAGATGAGACATATTATGGATATGAGAATGGAGATACTACTAAGAAAGTTGAACTAAGATTAACAGGAGTTCTATCTAATTTTTCTTCCACTTTACAATTAGGTCCAATTGAAGAAAACGAACAGATAGGAATTAAGTATCTTGGCGATGTAGTTACTAATCCATCATCAAATCCATCAGATAAACAGATTTTTACAAATAGTTGGATCTATAATACCAGTTCAAGATTCCAAATATCAAGTTTCAACTCTGGAGCAATATCTCAGGTCACTCTAAGTAGCGATATTGATAAATCCAGATTAAAAGTTGGAGATAAAATCGATATTTTAGAACGAGATACTGAGATTTTAGTTGCTAATGATTTATCTGTTACTGAAATAACGAATAAACAAGTAACAACATCTGGGAATTTTACCCTAAATCAAAATAAAGACTATGACATCCGTAGAAATATTAAAACATCTTCTACATCTACAACTACACCTTCTTTAGAATTTGATTCTTTATTTGCAGATGTTCAAAATGTTTATTTTGATAGAGAAAGTGATTATGCATACGTAGCATCCAATTCTTTACCATCATACCAAATAACAAAAAATACTTTTAGATATATTGTATCATCATTATCTTCTGCATCTGAAGAAGAATCTCAAAATGGACTATATTCTATTATCAATTTTACACAAAAAGTCTCATTTTTGAGTGGATCGGAAATTTATTATCATCCAGAAAATTCACCAATTTCTGGATTATCTGAAGGAATTTATTATGTTGAGGTATTGAGTGATAAGAAACAAATTAGATTATATAACTCAAAATCATTCATTGGATCTGAATCTTATGTTCAGTTTGGTTCTTTAACATCTGGAGAACATTCATTCATTTTAAACAATCAAAGTACCAATACTATTTCACCACAAAAAGTTTTAAGAAAGTTTCCAATTAGTAGAAATATTGCTGATGGTAATCCAGACTTAACAACTCCGGGTTCTATTGGAATGCTAATCAATGGTGTTGAATTGACAAGTTATAAATCAAATGAAAAAATTTATTATGGACCATTAAAATCTGTTAATGTTTTGAATGGTGGAAAAAATTATGATGTCATCAATCCACCAGTATTGGCAATATCCTCCGGAATAGCATCAATTCAACCAATAGTTAATGGAACTATTGAAAGAATATTCGTTGACCCACAAGAATTTAATTTGAATACTTTGGTGTCAATTGACATAACTGGTGGTAATGGAAAAGGAGCATCATTTCAACCAATTATAGAAATCCAAAGAAGAGAGATAAAATTTGATGCTAAGCAAGTTGGTAATGGTGGTGGAGTTGATGTATCTTCGGAAACTATCACATTCCAATCTGCCCACAATCTCACCGATGGTCAGATAATATATTACAATCCAGATAATAATATCCCATTAGGAATTGGCACATTCAATTCAAATAATACAGATCAGGGAAGAGCACTAAAATCTCAAGTACCATATTATACAAAATATATTAATAATACCACTATTCAACTTTATGAAAATCTTAATGATTTTAAATCAGGAATTAATACGGTAGGATTTACTACTGTAGGAACTTCTGGAATTCATAAATTTGAAACTGAACCTAAAAAGATTTTGACTGATGTTAAAATTTTAAATGGTGGAATTGGTTATGAAAATAGAAAATTGAGGGTCAATCCCACAGGAATTTCCACAATTAATAATACTATTAATTTTGAAAATCATGGGTTTAATCATGGAGAATTAATAACTTATACTTATGAAACTACCCCAATAACTACATTATCTTTAGATAATCAATATTACGTTTTAAAAGTTGATGAAAATTCATTTAGATTATCAGATGCTGGAATTGGTGGAACAGATATATCAAATTATCAAAGAGAAAAATATGTAAAATTTAATAATACTGGATCTGGATATCAAATTTTTAATTATCCAGAAATCGTCACTACTGTCAACTATACAACTTCTGGTATAGGAAGTACTTCCATTTTGGGAACTATTAATGCCTATCCAGTTGTTAGGGGACAAATAGTTGGAGCATATGTTTACAATAATGGTAGTGATTATGGGTCCACAATTCTAAATTTACATAAAAAACCATCAATAACAGTTAAAAATGGAAAAAATGCTCAAATAATTCCGATTGTTAATGATGGTAGAATAATTGATACAAGTATCCAATATGGTGGAATTGAGTATTATTCAACTCCAAATTTAAAAGTTAATGGAACTGGTAGTGGTTGTATTTTAAGACCAGTTGTTGTAGACAATAAAATTACAGATGTTGTGATTATAACGTCTGGATCTGGTTATGATTCAAATACAACAATAACTGTAGAACCATCAGGAACTGGGGTATTGCTTGACCCTCAAGTTAGATCTCTTGAAATAAACACCAATGTTTTCTATGGAATCGAAGATAGTGTTAGTGGGACCAGAAAAGAATCTAATGAATTACTGATTAATTCTAAGAATAATTTACAATATTCTATTTCTGGATATTTTCAAAATTTACAGAATGAATTTAATGACAATGGGGTAAATCACTCTCCAATTATTGGATGGGCTTATGATGGAAACCCAATATATGGTTCTTATGGGTATTCAAATCCAAAACAAATATCACCAATCAAAAAACTTGTCTCTGGATATACAGCAAATATTTCTAATATTGAAGATAGACCTTCTGGATTTGATCTTGGATTTTTTGTAGATGACTACAAATTCACATCTTCTGGAGATTTGGATGTTTACAATGGAAGATTCTGCATTACTCCAGAATTTCCAAACGGTGTGTATGCATACTTTGCAACATCATCTTTAGATATTTTTGGAACTCCAGTCGGACAATTTCCATATTTTGTCGGAAATTATTATAGATCCAAATTTATACCAGAAAATACATATTTAAATCAATCATTCGATTTTAATAATTCAAAATTAATTAGAAATACTTTCCCATATAATATCAATAATGAATATGGTGGAAATGATTTTATTATCGAATCAAATGAGATTATTAACCAAAGAACTTCTGCAGAATCTGTAACATCTGGAAGTGTAACTAATTTAGATATTGTTGATGGAGGTTCGGATTATAAGGTTGGAGACAATTTAAAGTTTGATGAAACTGGTACAGGTGGTGGTGGACTAATCGCTCAGGTTTCCAAAGTACGTGGAAAAGATATTGTCGATTTACAAACAACCGTAACATCCTATCAAGATGCAATTTTTACTTGGAAAGGTGGAAATCAAGTACAGGTTTCAATCGCACCACAACATTCTATAGAAAATTTAGATACTGTAACTATTTCTGGATTTTCAACTTCATTAAGTGATTTAAATGGTTCTCATCAAGTTAATGTAGTTCCACATACCGCCATATTAACTAAAGATATGCCTGCATATTCTTTAGCAGGAGTTGTAACTGATGTATACGTTACAACAATACCGGATAATATTTCTATTGGAAGTAGTATTACAATTGAACAAGAAACCTTATCTGTATTGAATGTTTTTAATGAATTAAACGTTATTCGAGTAGTTAGAGAATCTACAGGATTAGCACATACTGCACCAATTGCAGTTAATTTTATTCCAGACTCTTTTACTATTAGCCATAAAACAGATTATTTTGACTCAAAAGTAAATGAGAAGATTTATTTTAATCCAAAACAATCTGTTGGTGTTGGAACTACTCCAGGAATAGGAATTTCTCTCACTTATACAGTTGGAACAAAGGATTATCAAATCTCAGTGCCAACACAGTCAATTTTTATACCAAATCACCCATTCCAAACAAATCAAGAAGTAACATTTGGAAATATTGGTGCAGCATCGTCAATTATCATTTCATATACTGAAAATGGTAGTTCATATAATCTTCCAATAAGTGGAAATGAGCAAAAAGTTTATATTATCAAAAAATCAAAAGATTATATTGGAATAGTAACTCAAGTTGGACTAACAACAACATCTAATGGAGTATTTTTCCTCAATAACGGATCGGATTATTATCAATATTCTTTGGCAGCGAATCATACACAAGTAAAAGGTAATGTTGATAAAATTAAAGCATCGGTTTCTGTATCTACTGCACATGGTCTATATTCTGGAGATTTGGTAAGTTTAAATGCAAACCCAAATCTCTCTGTAGGCATTGGAACTTCAATCTCTGTATATGTCAAATATGATACTTCAAGGGAAAGATTGTTAATTAATCCTATAGATTTTACTTCATCTGGAATTAATACGTCATCGAATAGTATTACTATTAATTCTCACAATTTAAACACTGGGGACAAAGTACTATACTCATCTAGTGGATCTGTTGCTGCGGGATTGTCTACAGGATTTTATTTTGTTTATAAAGTGGACAACAATAGAATTAAATTATGTGATACTTATATTGATTCAACAACTGTTCCACCAACTGTTGTGGATATTACAAGTGTTGGGGCAGCAAATCAAAAACTTTCTCCAGTTAATCCAAAACTCAACGTTATAAAAAATGACAATTTAGTTTTTAATCTTTCCGACTCATCCTTATCGGGATTTAATTTCAAACTCTACTTTGATAGAGATTTTACTGATGAGTTTGTATCTACTGGAGCAACAACTATATTCTCAACATCAGGAGTTGGGACAGTTGGAGTTTCTACAAATGCTTCATTGACATTAAATTATAGTGAAGAATTGCCAACTAAATTATATTATTCTTTGGAAAAATCTGGTTATATTAGTACAGCAGATAATGAAGTTAAAGATTATTGTGAAATTAATTTTATTGGCAGTGAATATAATGGAGATTATATCATTTCGGGAGTAGGTACTACGACATTTAATATTGTACTTGATTCCATTCCAGAAAAATTATCTTACAATCAATCAGAATGCGATACTTTACAATATTATACAAATTCTAGCACTACTTCTGGTGCAATTAAAAGTATTCGAATAATTTCTGGTGGAAATCAATTTAAAAAACTACCCATATTTACTGGAAGTGATTCTTTAAATGGAGAAGGTGCTTATATTATATGCAAATCTAATTCTGTAGGTAAGATTAATCAAACAAAAATTTTAAACGAAGGATTCGAATATCCTTCTGATAAAACTTTAAGTCCAAAAGCAAGTATTCCATTAACATTAACATTATCATCATCAAATACAATTTCAAATATTAACGTACTTGATGGGGGTAAAAATTATACACAGTCTCCAAATTTAATTATTGTCAATCCAAGTACGGGAGAAAAGATTGATTCTGGATTCTTGTCTCCAAATTTTGTTGGAAATGGAATTGTTTCTGTAAATATTGTCAATGAACCAAAAGGTCTTCCATCACAGACAGTAAAAATTGCAAGTATCAATAACACAAATGGAGTTGGTATTCAATCAATAACAACCCTAACATCTGGAATAGCAACTTGTGTATTAGTTACTCCCCTTTCAGGCTTTAACATTGAACCATTTGCCATTGGAGATAAAATTTATGTCGAAGGAATTCAACAATATGGAACGGACGGAGATGGATTTAATTCAGAAAATTATGGGTATGAATTTTTCACAGTAACAAATTATTCAAATGCTGGAACATCTGAACCAAGACAACTTACATTTAGTGTTGCGGGATTCACTACAAATGCAGGAATTGCTAAAACTGTACAAAATTCTTATGGATATATTGTAAATTATAATGATTATCCGAAATTTGAAGTGGTTCAAAAACTTTCATCATTTATTATTGGAGAATATCTATCAGTATTGGTTTTTGGGCAATATGTAGAAACCGATTTAAGAATTGTTCAATATAATGAAACAAATATTAAAGTTGAAGGTAATTATCAACTATTACAATCAAATACAATCAGAGGTATTCAATCTGGAAGTATTGCAACTATTGATTCTATAGTAGAAAATTATGGCGAATTTGAAATCAGTTACAGTTCTAGACAAAAAATAGGATGGTCGGATAATGTTGGAAGTCTAGATAGTGATTTTCAAGTTATTTCCGATAATAATTACTACCAGAATTTATCATACTCATTAAAGAGTTCCCAAACTTGGGAAAATATTGTTAGTCCTGTCAATAACATTTTACATCCACGAGGACTTAAAAACTTCGCAGATACTGAAATTACAACTAGTGTTGGATTTGGCACTACAACACCTGTCGAATATACCTCAGTACTTTATGATATTATCAATGAAAATAGAGCTGATACTATTAATAATTTTGATTTAGTTTTGGATGTAGATTTGCCAACACCAAATTCATCAAAATCTATAAAATTTAAAAATAAAAAGTTGACAGATTATATTAAGTGTAGCACTAACAGAGTTCTTCAAATAGATGATATTAGCGCACAATTTTCAAGTTCAGAACTCAATTCTGATATAACTAATTTTTCAAATATTTTTGACATTTCATCTTTAAAAAAATATAATAGATTTTTAATTCAAGTTTCTAATAATTCTAATAGTCAAGTTGAATTTAAAGAAATTGTAACTATTAATGATAATCAAGATATTTTTACTTTAGAAAAAGGTAGACTATCTAATACTGATATTGAAATATCCGATATTTATGGATATAAAGATGAACTTGAAAATTACTATTTAAAATTCAATCCTTCAGATACTTATAATACTGATTATAAAATTAAAGTATTATCAAATACATTTAATAATTTTGAAACTGGTATTGGTACATATTCCATTGGTTTTGTCAATCTTATAAATTCAAATTCAATTGTTGATGTAGGGAGCACTGTAGCAATTGTTTCTGCTCCAATTGGAAATTTACAATCAATATTCTCAAATGTTCATATTGTAGATAATATTAATAATGAAATGAATTATGTTGAATTATTTGTCGATCATGATGGAACAAACACAAATATGAGCGAATATTATTTTGATTCAAATAATGATTATAGTTCAAACTTTATTGGATCCTTTGGAGCATCAATATCCAACAATATTGTAACTTTAAATTATACAAATACATCAAATT